TCCGCTTCGCTTCAATTCAAAGGTCGGATTCGTAAAGATCGAAGGCGCGTTGTAAAGACTTTTATTCAAGAACGAAGCCGTTTGCTTGAATGAAACTGATTCGTTGCAAGTGAAGTCAGAAACAACGCCGGTGTTTGGATCCGTGACCGGATTGTTTGGATCAACAACGTAAAGGAAGAAACAAGCTTGACGATCTTGATTGAAGACCGACGGAACATTGTTCGTCAATTGTGTCGTTTCGTATCGTGAAGACTTCAAGAATCGGTCTTGATTGTTTAGCAAGGCGCTATTCAACCAGGAATCAAGATCCATTCCGAAGAAGAATGTCAATCGAATCTTGAATTGTGTTCCGCTTATTGGAACAAATTCCGCAAGGAAGTTCTTTTGACTATTTGTCGCGGCACCGGCGCCGGTCAAAGTCATTGCCGTCGTTGTCGTGATTCCGTTGTTGTAATTGATGAACCAGGCCACCGGCGGCGGTTGATTGATGAAGTTGTTCGGATAGTACGCCGCGAAATCACAAAAGTCCGCCCAAAATTCCGGAACAAACCAAATCTTGAAGCCGTTTGCAAGGCCGGCCGCGTAGTTGTAAGTAAATTCAAAAGACTTCTTTTCACCGAAAGCATTGAAACCGACATAGTTCGCCGGATTGAAATTGCAACCGATATTTTGAACCGCGATCAAGTCGTCTTCCGTGTGATAGGTGACGTCTTCGCAATAGATGCAATCGGTCGGCGGCGGTGTATCTTCACCGGTTCCGGAAAAGCGGATTGCGCCAAGAAGGGTATTTCCGCACTTGCTTGAAAGGAAAGAATGTGTTGCTTGATATAGTCCGGCGGCCGAAGGCGTAAAAGTGAAGTTGATCGTCAAGCTTTGCGCCGGAAGAACAACGACTTGACCGCCTGGAAAGTCCGAAGTGATTTCACCAGGATTCGAACCGGAAATGTTGTCTTGAATTTCAATTGAACAAGCTTGAAGGTTTGTGAAGATCGCTTGAAACGTTGCGCTTTGTCCGACGGCAACGTTTCCGAAGTTGTGCGGCAAAGTGTTGTTGATTCCGGAAGGATTCCAGGATTGCGAAAAGTCAATTGTTTCAATGTCAAGTTCCCATTGTTGCGTTTGGCCGATACCTTTACAATCAATGTAGGCAATGAAAAACGTGTATCGACGCGTTTGAACCGTCGCGGACGAACAAAGAATTATATCGAAGGTGAACGGCGCGTTGAAAGGAAAAGGCGACACCGGAAGCGGATTTCCATTGACCGCCGTGACTTGTGTGTTGCCGTCTTCGCCGCTATTCGGATTGATTTGAAGATCCGTGATTCGAAAGCATTCTTCGCCTTTTTCCGGCGTTACCGTACAAGTAAAAGAACAACAACAACCTTGATAGATCTTGTTGGTCAATCCGCTTGTGATGTCGTTGAAACAATTACTTAATATCATTTTTTTCTAATTCTTTACAAAAATAAATTTTATTATCAAACAATTCCGTTCACTTTTATCAATCTTTTGACGAAATCGACTTCAATCTTTTGGACGACACCGTTCAAGACTTGTTGACTTTTCACGATTTCGACCGATTTTGTGAAATCGAAACTTTGATATTCCGAACAAGTGAACACGAATTCGAATTCAAATTCAAAGTTTTGCGCGCCTGGATCACGCGGATTTCGTATGTAATGAAATAACGAATACAAATTGTTTTCGTTTTCTTCTTTAAACCAAAGCGGATAGTTGAAGCGCGCGTCGCTTGCTATTGTGACGCCGTCTTCTTGAACGTTTCCGCCGGCGAAGGCGTTTGAATAGTTTCTTCGAACAAGGTTCGTCGATTGTGCGGTTGAATCTTCCAGGATCAAAAACTTTCCGGCGAAAGTCGTGTGTTGATTCATTAGAAGAAAGAATTGCGATTCGCTAAAAGCGCCACCAAAAGCCGCATTGATCACGCCGCCAAGCGCGGTCGCAAAGTAAGAATAGACGTCTTGTTCAATGTCGTCGTCGCGGAACCTGGAAGGCGCCGTCGGTGTGATGAATTTGTATTCGCCGGATTGCATTGAATTCGGCGGATTGTTCCAATCAACAATGTCATTGAAGCGCGGTGAAGCTTCGTTTCCGATATATTCTTGACCGTCTTTTGTGTACTCAAAACGACCAAAAGCGGCGCGATCTTCGTCAATCCAATTGTAGCAAACAACGCCGTCAACAAGTCGATCGTCTTGATCCAGGTCGAAAGAATTTACCCAAGTACCGGTATTTTGAAAGAAGTCTTCACGTTCAAGGATCAAGACACCGTTTGCGACTTCCCATTTTGCCGCGAATAACGGCGCCACAACGTCCGAAAGGAAAAGTTCCAACGTGAACAAAGGTTCGTTTCCTTCAATAAGCTTGTAATTCGTTGACGTTTGTTTTCGTCCTTTTTCGACTTCGGCCGACATATACGCCAAATTGTAATAAATCGAAGCCGGATCGTTTAAGATTGAAGATTGAAAAGTCAATCCGCACTTTGAACAAGCGTTTTGAATGTAGTCGCGGACATACGGCGAAGGATGAAAGCGACCGCAACCGATCAATTGATCTTGAAGGTTGTCAAAGGCGTCAAGAATGTTGTTGATCACGTTGATCGGATTCGTCCAACCGTCATTGCAATCCGGGCCGGAAACACCAGGAATCACGGAAGCAATCGCCGAAATGATCGAACAAATAATGTAGATAATTCCGAAGATCACAAAGATCACGGCGATCATTGGAATAATGACCGCAAGAATGACCGTGTTCAATATAAAGGCAAGCCAAAGAATCAAGACTTGAATGAACGCCGGACGCAATTCAAGACAATATCGAATCGCCGGATGATTTTGATTCAAGAATCCGGCGTGATTATCCCAAATCAAGGTTGATTTCACGCAATTGATCGCTTCTTCTTCTTGAATGATGTTTGCAGTCACCGAACAAATCGGATCACACCAATCAATTGAATCGCCACGAATAACACCTTCAAAGACGGCTTCCTTGCAACAATCGTCATAGATCTTGACGTCGATCTTGTTTGTGAAGCCGTTCGGATCGTCAATCAAGTTCGCCTTGATCAAATCATATCCGTCGTCATAGAACGTCAATTCGCTTGAAAATTGCTTTGCAATTCGATTGTCGTCGGTCTTGTTTTCAATCGTCACCTTGAACGATTCCAGGCCGTCAATTCGACCGGTGATCAAAGCGCCGTTGAATTCTATTTTCATGTTTGATCCGTTCATTTATCGCGCTTTGTTTCTGATTCGGTTGTTCTTGTATTGAATATTTGAAACGATCGCGTTGATTCCGCGTTCGTCAATGTTGACCTTCATTCGATCTTGTGATCGGATCGCCTTTTCAATTCGATCAAGCTTTTGATCAAATCCGTAATTGTTGACGAAAATGACTTGTTCGTTCAATCCTTCGGTCAAGAACGGATTTCGGCCTTTGTGTATTTCTTCGAAGTACGGACGGAACTTTGACGTTTGTTCTTTTGTCATGACGAATTCGCCTTTGTGTACGATTCCGGCCGGTTCGTATTTGCCGCCGTCGCCGGTATATCCACCGGAAGCGAATCCACCGGCCGCCGCTTGTGCTTGTGCTTTTGCCGCAACCAGGCCGGCCGCAAGCGCAATCAATGTCGCCGCGATCGTGAAAGGTGCGGCCGCGCCACCTTCGGCCGCCGCTTTTGAAATTGCAACGACTGAATTGATCACAAGTTCAACCGCCGCAAGCGCTTGTTGTGTACGAACGAACTTCGCTTTCTTCTTGTTTAGTTCTTCAAGACGCTTTTCTTCGGCTTCAAGAAGTTCGGCGTTTCCTTGTTCCGCAAGCTTTGTCGCCATTTCAACGCGCTTTTCTTGCGCCGTGATAGCCGTTTCGACTTCCTGGATTTGCGCCGCAATGATTTGATTTGCCGCGTCAAGTGTTGCTTCAAGAACTTCTTTGACGCCTTCAATGATCGCTTCTTTTTCGTCTTCACTTGACTTCTTGACCGTGTTTGTTTGATCGTCTTGAACTTTGACAATGTCGTCCGACGTCTTTTGTCGAAGCTTTAAGATTTCAAGATCCGCTTCCTTTTCAATCAAGACGCGTTCTTCGGCCGTCAATTCAGCGTTTTGAAGTTCAAAGTCACGTTGTCTTTCGATTTCTTCAATCTTGAAGTCACGGATCGCTTCCAGGTTTGCGATTTCAAGCGCAACGATTGCGTCAAGCTTATCGACTTCGGCTTGTATTTGTGCGCCGGTTGACGCCTTCGCAAGATCTTCTTTGATTTGTTTCTTTTGCGCTTCAATCGTTTTCGCTTCTTCCAATTGTGCAAGAAGGATTTCCCTTTCACGATCAACCGTTTCGGTATCAAAAGCGACTTGCGCTTGTTCTTCGTCAAATTTCTTTTTTAGATCTGAAATGTCTTCTTGAAGCTTGTTTTCGATTTGAAGCTTCTTTTCGGCGATTATTTCGGCGAACTTGATTCCTTTGTCGGTCGTGACGTTTGCGTCTTCACCGTCGGCAATCAAGGCCGCGCCGTCGTCAACGGACAATTGACCGGCTTCGACCGCCGCTTTGATTCGATCTTTCAAGGCATTTTCAACGATCGTCTTTTGAATTGCGGCGGCCTTTCGAAGCTTGTCGGTTTCTTCTTCAAAGCTTTCCGGATCAAGGAAGGAAATCTTTTGTGAAGCGGTCTTTTCTTGAAGCTTTCGAAGTTCTTTTTCCAGGTCGCCGATTATGTTCTTGACCTTCTTTCCGGAAACTTTCGGCTTTTTGCCGGAAGATCCGCCGAACGCTTCACCGAAATCAAATCCTTCAAAGTCCACTTGAAGCGCGGCAATTGCTTCTTCGATTCCGACAAGTTCCTTGTTTAGTTCGTCAAAGCTTTTTCCGTCCGTTGGAAGTTCAAGTCGTGGAAAACTCAAATCCGCCGCCTTGACCGGATCTACTCCCATTGGATTGCCGGACAATTCTTCAATTCGCTTGTTTCTTCCCTTTTGGAATTCCGCTTCGGCTTTTGCGGCGATTTCAAATTGCTTCCTTTGTTCGTCGTTAAATTCCGCGAATTGTGTTGCAACCTCACGCGTCAACCTTCCGAAAATGACTTTTCCGTCGGTTTGCGCGAACTTTTCGTTGAACGCGGCGTCAATTTCTTCGGCGCTTTTTCCGACAAGCGTTCGCAAAAAGGCAAGATCTTGTTCAACGCTTGCGACAACGTCGGAACCAAAAAGCGAACCGGCTTGCGCGAATTGCTTTCCGGTTGCCGTTCCGACAATTTCTTTCAATTGTTCTTCAACGGCGATTTGTTCCTTGATCAAGGTTGTCAATTCTTCTTGCTTGACTTCAAGGAAGATCCTTTGTTTTAGCGTTTCAATAAAGTCGTCATAAGCTTGATCCAATTGACGAACAAAGGCGGTTTCGTCGGCAAGGTTTTGAAGCGTTGTTCCGTATTTGCTATTGATTTCGTCGATCAATTCCGAACGACGTTCCGAATCCGCGTTCGTTTGTTTTAGTTCGGTGATTAAGACCTTTAATTCGGCGCCTTCTTCGGCGGTTCTTGCAATCGTTTCGTCGCGAACCGTGTTCAAAGCTTGTTGCTTCCTGGAAAGCTTTTCGGTTTCGTCGCCAAGTTCACCGACACCGTCGGCCGCGTCTTCGGCGTCTTCGCCGAAATCAAACAAGAATCCGGCGGCAAGTGAAAGACCGGTCACAAGTAGTCCGATCGGATTTGCGGCAATTGCGGCGCTAAATGCACGAACGGCACCGGTTGCAGTAATTGAAGCAAGTGTTGACGCCTTTTGCGCGACCGTGTTCGCTTTTGACACGGTTGTCAAGGTTCTTGTTGCCTTGATCCTTCCTAACCTTGCAAGCGTTGCCGCCTTTTCAACGATCGTGTCTTTGATCGTGATCGCCTGGTTCAATAGTTGAATTTGTTTTTGACGCGTCAAAGCGCCCACAAGAAGACCGATCGCGCTTGTGAAGCCAACAATGACCGTCTTGTTTCTTTCAATGAATCCGCCAAAGTCCGAAAAGACTTCGATCAATCCGAAAGCTTTGTCAACCAGGAATTCAAAGACCGGAAGCAATCCTTCACCGATTTGACGCTTCAATTGTCCGAAGTTTCCTTCAAGCGTTGAAATCCTTCCGGACGTTGATTCTGAAAGTGATTGCGTCAAATTGAAGAACTTTCCGCCTTCACCGGTCAAATCCGCGAAAGCGGTTTCCAGGTTTGCAAAGGTGATTTGTCCTTCGGATCCAAGCTTTTTGACTTCGCCTTCCGTGACGCCGAATTGCTTTGCGAATTCCTGGATCACCGGAACGCCGGCTTCCGTTAGTTGATTGATGTCTTCGGCGAAAAGGGTTCCTTGAACCTTTGCTTTTCCGAAGATCACGGCAAGTTCATTGAAGTCCTTTCCGGTTCCGGCCGATATGTCGCCGATTGCGGCAAGTGACGATTCAAGCTTGTTTGTTTCAACACCAAAGGCAAGAAGCGCTTTTCCGGCGTTTTGTACTTGTTCCGGCGTGAAAGGTGTTGAAACGGAAAAGTCTTCAAGATCCTTCAAGACCTTTTCGGCTTCTTTGGAATCGCCAAGAAATGTAGTGAAGGCAATGTTCAAAGCTTCGAAATCGGCGGCCGCCTTGATAGCGTCTTGACCAAAATTCAACAAGCCGCGACCGATTTGAAATCCGGCAAGCGCAAGACCGGCTTTCTTGATCACACCGGTCAAGCCGACGAATTCTTTTTCGACGCGTTGTGTTTGATCGCCGACGCCTTTGACTTGTGCTTTTATTGAATCAAGTTCCTTTCGAAGACGTCCGGTTTCCGCTTGAAGTCTGAATATTACATTTTTAACCGCCACAATTTCACGTTTTTAAATAGGTTTTCGAGTTGCCGACATTGTTCTTTTGATGTTTTCCTTTTCCTTGCTTGACGCCTTTCCGGTTGCCTTTTCGACGGCTTCGTTCTTTTCTTCAACGATTCGAAGCCAGGTGTTGACGGTTGAATAGTAACCTTCAACGGTCATTGATTCAAGCGCTTTGACTTCCGACGGACGTGATTCACAAATCATTTGATTCAAAAGGTTGATGTCTTCAATGTATCGGCCGACGTATTCGCCGACAAAAAGCGGCTTATCCTTTCGGCGTGTTCCTTGTTTTTCTTCAAATACCTTCGGAAATCGGCGCCGGATAATTCCGAAGATTTCGTTGTGAAAAGGTAAACCTTTGACAAAAAAAAACTTCGCGCGTCCGAATCTTCCGCAAGGATCTTCTTCTTCTTTTCCGTCCATGATTCCGAAAGGTTGTCGGCGTCTTCACCTTCCAGGACGTAATATGTCGCCGCAAGTTCAAGAAGCGTCTTTTCTTCGCCTATAAAGTCAAGGCGGAATTCGATTTCCGCAAGCAAATTGAAAAGACCTACAATGTCACCTTTGTTCGCGCTTTCCTTCATTTTAGCAATAAGCTTTTGAAGTTCGTCTTTCGTCAAGTTCATATTGACGAACCGTGTTGCGACTTCGGCCGCAATTGCGCGTTTTGCCGGCGTGTTCATTGGATTTGCAAATTCAAACCAACGTGAACCGTCTTTTGACGTGTAGATTTCGCGAAGGTCGTGTTGTGACTTCGCTTCAACCTTGTTTTTGTTCTTCTTCAAGAAATCAAACATTCGATTTTGTTTTTTAGAAATTATTTTGTAAAGGTACAAAATTTCTAAAAGAATCGAAATGAATTCTTGTCAATTAGCGGAACCGAACAAAGTCATTGTGAAACGTCCAAAGGAAGTATCGAAAGCAATCAAGAAGGTGTGATTTGTGCGCGTCCTTGCCTTTGTCAATGTCGCCTTGATCGTTTGTTTCGACCGTTTCCAGGTCTTCAATAAGATAATGACAAGACGAATCAATCATGAAGTCTTCGTGATTTGCCGCGATCGCATTGCAAAGAACGCGTGAATTGCGGATCGAAGGATTGACCGAAGGAACTTTGAATTGACCTTTCGAAAGATCAAGTTCTTGTTTGATAATAGAATAGTAGTTCAAGGCGCCTTTCGTCATTGCGGATCTTGCGGATCCGGAAGCGTCACCGGTGACAATGAAGTAAACGTCACCGAATTCGGCAAAGATCGCTTCGCAAAGACGGTAAATGTCCGAATTTCGAAGTCTGAATTCTTTCAAGATCCGAATCTTGCCGTCATAGCTTTGACCGGCAACACAAGTGATCGGATCAACATTGAAGTCAAATGACAAAATGATCGGTTCGCTTTGATCAATTTCAAGGCCTTTGACAACGGTTTTCTTCTTGTCGAAGGCGTAAACAAACGGACGATCCACGTCAACAACGTTCCAATCACCACGAACAAAGACGGCCTTTGTGACTTCGTCAAGGTTTTCCAGGCCTTCAAGATAGTCGTCCGGAAGTGAAGGATTGTCCGACATTGTCGCGCGCAAATAGAAGTAATCGTCGCGAAGCGTTCCTTCAATTGACGGTTCATGAAATTCCTTTTTCGTCCAATTGTTCGAAGGATTGCAAGTGATCAAAATGATCGGCTTCGGTTGCTTTGCGATTCCTGGAATGATATGACGACCGGCGCGAAGCTTGCATTTTTCAAACGTCTTTGATTGTATTTCTTGACCTTCTTCGATCAAGAATCCGTTTGCTTCAATACCGTCAAAGCGTGTCAAGTTCTTGTCTTGAACATAGTTTTCCGGAAAGAAAGTCAATTGTGATCCATTGCGGAACGTGACGATTTGATCCGTTTGATTGTACGACCGAATGAATTGACGCGGACAAAGCTTCAAGAAAGAAGGAATCGTCGTCCTTTTAAGCGTTGGAAGTGATTCACGAACAACAAACCAACGTGAACCAGGATAAACCTTTGCAAGCAAAACAAAGACCGCAAGCGAAACAAACGTCTTTCCGCCACCGGCCGCGCCGCCGTACATTAAACAACGATAATCGTCGGAAAGGATCGCGTCAATGAATTCTTCTTGCTTTTTGTGCGGTTCAAAAAGGATATTCATGAAGCAATCATTTGAATCAATGAAGTGATCAATTCAAACGCCGTGACAACCAGGAATTCAAGAACACGTCCGACAAGCCAAACAATGAACAAGACAACGATCAAGCCGATCCAAACAAACCACTTCAAGCGCTTATTCCGGAAACCTGGAATGAATCCGAATTGCTTGTTGCGTTGTTCTTTGATGTTCTTGATCTTTTCTTGTGTGTTCATGTTTAGAATTTAACGGTTTGACCGCCGATCTTGAAGACTTGTTCTTCGGTTTCGTGATCCGCGAACTTGTCGTCGTTCCAATTTGCCGGATCAACATTCTTCAAAGCGAAGATCACGGCGGCGGTTTGCGGTTGAATGTACTTCTTGCGCTTCTTCGTTTTGGTCGAAATAAGCTTTCCGTTCTTGTCACGGAATTCTTCAACGTCTTCTTCTTCGACGTAAAAGCCGGTTATTAGCCGTTTTAAGCCGTCAACGGCCTTTTCACGGACGTTTTCCTTGTTGGCCTTTGAATTGTCTTCTTTGGCCTTTTTAAAAGCTTTTGAAATTTCGGAAATGACTTCCGCCCAATTGTGAAGCGTTCTTGAAGTGATTCCGTTTTCTTGACAACATGATTCAAGCGTGAAGTCGCCGGATCCGTACAAGTCAAAGATCTTGTTTGCAATCTTGATTTTGTCCGCTTTGGTTCTTCGCGTCGAAGTCTTTTTTCGTGTTGTTGTCTTTCTTTTTGTCATTTCGGTTCATTGGGATCCGAGATTCCCCAATCAACAAAAATACAAAATTTTCAATTGATTGTCTGAAATCAACGGTTTTCAAGCATTTCACGAAGATCACGTTCGCCGGCTTGACGTGTGTTTCGGATCGCGCGTTCACGATCTTCAAGCGAATCCAACCAGGAACGAAGTTCTTGCGGATCGGTTGTCTTCCAATATCCGGAAGAAGTCGCGATCAATCCTTTCAAAGCGCCGGTTGTTCGGACGTGATGAATGATCTTTCGAATTCGCGGTTCCTTGATCACAATTCCGAAGCCGTTCTTCAATCCGGCAACGATTTGTTTGTTTGTGACCTTGTGTTGCTTTCCTGGTTTGTCGTTAAAGCGACGGACAAGAATGTCAAAAACGCGGCGTTCTTGATCGTTCAAGTCGTGTGTGTAGTGTTCAAAATTCTTCATTTGTTTCGATTTTAGGGTTTCAATAGATGTCTTCGAATTCGCGAATCACTTTTTCTTTTTCAATGTAGAATTGAAGTGTTTCACGTTTTCGGAAATGTTCGCGTTGATCATTAGTCAAAAGCCGTTTGACCTTGTCAAGATCCGCGTGTCCGGCAAATCGTCGTTCATTGATATTCGTTCCGAAGAAGACAATGAATTCGTCTTTTGTTCCGGAAACCGGATCAAACACAACAACGAATTTGTCGTGATCTTTCAATGAATCAAACGTTTCGATCATTGTTCAAGGTTTCAAGTTCTTCAATTTGCTTGTTGATCTTGTCCTTTGAATCCTGGTATCGTTTGACCGTCCTTTCAAGTGACCGGATCATTGATTCATTTGAAGAAATTTGTTGATCCAGGTGTTGAATAGATCCGCGAAGCGCGTTCAATTTTTCTTGCTTTCGTTTTGCGTTCATATCATTCGGCGTTTGTTTACTTGTCTTTTAAATAGCTTATATTGATAGTCAAGCGCGTCAAGTATTCCGACCGCGTCAAATATCTTTGCAAGAATGAAGATCAAGATTCCGGCGGCGATAGTCACCAGGAACAAAGGAATCGAAATGATCAATGAAGGAAGAAGGCCGAATTTGCCTTTTGTCGAAAGTTTTGGTTTCATTTTTCGTCTTTTTTTTTTGTGTTAAACGTCAAGATTTTGTTTTTCAGTTGAACAACGGTGTCTTGAAGATCCTTGACGGTTGTTTCCGCAATGTCGGAAATCAAAGACTTTTGTTGTTCGATTTGAATTTGTTGTTGAACGGCGATCAAAGTCATTTGAAGCGCGTTCTTCGTCATGTTTAGCGTGATTTGTTTTTTCATTTGAATTCATTTTTTTCAATGTACGATCGAAGCTTTTGTCGATCAACCAGGAATCGAAATTCGCCTTCGGTTGAAAGAAAGCGGATCACGTCGGTTTGATCGTGTCCGCCTTCTTTGATGAGGTTGACAACGCTTGAAATCGTCGCCTTTGCTTTCGGTTGACTTGCTTGATCGAAGAATCGTTCTTCCTGGATATAGAACAAGGAATCGACTTCTTTCGTTTCGTAAAGGTCAACAATCGCCGTCACTTGTTTCAGATCATGAACCTTGATCAAGCGAAATGTCGGATTTCTTTCAAGATCGCGAATGAATTCTTCAAGGTTTTGATCCGTTCCAAACAACCGGATTTGACCGTTGTGAACGTATTTGATCGAATTGATTTCGACGTTGTTCGTTCCGGTCGTTGTCAAGTTGCCTTCGTAATCAATCAAGAATTCTTTCCTTGTCATTTCAAAGGTTTTTTGTTCTTGATTGCTTCGATTGCGTCTTCTTTGGTGTTAAAAAGACCGAATCCGTCAACCTGGAAGATCCGATTCGGTTTGAAGTTGTTTGCAAGGCGCAATTCTTCGATCCAAAAGGTTGAACCTTCGTGTTCGAAAAGTATGTGCGCCGTTTTGATTGTTCCGTTCATGTTTTCGATTTTAGTTAAACAATTGAAACGAATGTATCAAATTTCTTGCAATTAGTTGTCAAGCTATTTGAAAAGGTTTTCAACATTGCTTTGTTAAAACGGAAGATCGTCTTCGTCATGATCTTGATGAATTTGATTGTCTTCCTTTGCGGTTGACAAGAATTCGATTTCGTCGGCGATCGTTTCGGTGAAGTACCTTTTGACGCCGTCTTCGCCGATATATTCGCGAATTGAAACCTTTCCGATCACAAGGATCTTCTTTCCTTTTTTGACGTAAGCTTGAACCAATTCCGCAAGCTTTCCAAAAGCGACAATGTTGAACCAGGTTGTCGATTTTTCACGTTGTCCGGTGTCCTTGTCTTTTTTGAATTCATTGACCGCGATTGACATTTTCGCGATTGTCATTCCGGAATCAAGCTTTTTGATTTCCGGATCGTTTCCGACGTTGCCGGTGATGAAGTGTTTGTTCATTTTGTTTGATTTTGTGCGATCAAAATTGACGGTGATCGCTTCCGTCTATTTTCCGAAGAATCCTTTCGGCTTGATAATTGAAGATTTTTCTTCCGTGATTCCTAAACTTGAAAGCCAAACGTCAAACGTTGGAACCGGTTTTTGATCTTCTTCCGGTTGCTTTTCGTTCAATTCAATGAACGCAATCTTGAAACGTTGGTATTCGTTATTTAAAAGGAATTGAAGCGCCTTTGACGCGTTGATTTGTGGTTTCATTCGTTTTGATTTTTAAAGTGATTTTTCAAGTCGTCATTTTGATCGACCAGGCCTTGAAACAATTCTTCGATTGCGATCAAGTGACAATGTCTTTGAAAGATTTGATCGCGCTTTTCGTCACCTTTCAAAGCGTCTTTCATTGTCTTTCTGAATTCATTGTCTTCACGCGTTCCGAAGCGTTCAAGACGGTGTTTGATTTCCGATTCGGTTTTCTTCCTTGCTTCATTCATGATTCGCGTTTGATCGTCCTTTGAAAGATCAAACAAGCCGTGTCGCTTTTTTAAAGCTTTGTAAACGACCGAAGGCGGCAAAAGACCGAAGTCAAGCTTTCCGGTGTCCTGGAAGACTTCAAAAAGCTTTTGAATGACGTTCAAATCGAATCGTCGGTTTTGTTCTTCAATGACTTCCGGCCGGTTCATGTATTCTTCACGCTTCTTTCTTTCGATTTCAGCTTTTTCGCGCATGACTTCGGACACCAATTGACGACGGTGTTCAATGTAGTCATTGAAGATCCGCGACATATAAAGCGCGGAAAAAGATCCGTAGTGATTCAATTCGGTGTTGAAGTCGCCTTTGATAGCAAGTTCAAACGCGATCTTGATTTCGTTCGGCGTGTACGATTTGAAATTGTCTTTGATGTATTGAATCAAGACAATCTTTTCAATGTCACCAGGAATTTGATCCGGTTTCAATCCGATCAACGTGAAGACGTATCGAAGCGCTTGTTTGATTTCTTCGTCGCCTTCAATGTCACGGATCTTGATTTCGCTTTTGATTTCTTCTTTGACTTGTTGCCTTTTAGAAATCGCGAAGCTTTTCTTCGAAGGAAGGTTTCCTTCCGTCTTTTGAATTTCGTTCATGTTCTTTCCGTTTTTTCAACCAATTCTTCGCGGTCAAATAGACCGAAGAATAGTTCGTGTTCAATTTTTTGAAATTTTCCATTTGATCAAAGATTTCGATCACGTCTTTCTTTCCGAATGTCGCTTCCAGGTTTTCGCAATTCGTCAAAGTCAATTGCGTTTTCAATGAAGCGATTCGCGGACAATTTTCTTTGACGTACCGATCAAAGACATGATCAATCACAATGACTTCTTTTTTCTTTTTTTTCTTCTGAATAGAAGTAGAAGAAGAAGAAGAAGATGAAAGGGTTTGATTTTGGTTGTCGTTTTGGTTAACCAAATCCGGAACCTTTTTGATCAAGTTAGGATTTCCGCCTTTGGATCCGGCTTCACGTCTTATCCTGGAAAGACGCGCGTCTTCAACCATTCGTTTGGAATAATACCTTCCGAATTCGTCACGTTTTAGGATTCCGAAATCGGTCAATTCATTGAAGACTTTTTTGAACTTTTTCGGCGTCAATCCGGACAATTTGCGGATTCCGCTTTCGTCCAATACTTGACCGCCTACAATCAAGAAACCAGGATCCGAAGAAAGAAACGCATGACAAAGAAGATCAATCCAAACGCCGCGCGTTTCACAAGACACCAATCGAAGCGACGTGTCGGTCAACCAATCGGCCGCGTAAAACTGAAAAGCCGGCGCCTTATTTCTTGAATTCTTTTTCATAGGCGTCTTGCGGTCTTGAATGAATGACAAAGCAAACATTCAAAAGATCGCGTGTTTTGTCGTCAAATAGTTTTTTGTTTCCGTTGATCACGTTCGACAAGAACGTCGTTCCAAAGCGCGGAAATTCACGATTGAACGAAGCAAAAGATCCATAGTTCAACAACACCGTTCTTCGAATGAATTGACGCGTTGATTCAAGGATTTCTTTTTCCGGCTTCAAGTATTCACAACCTTCGGCAATTATTTGAAGGAACCGTTCTTGATCCTTCTTTCGTTCACCGTTTAGAGTTCGAACAATGATCCAGGAATTCAATTCTTGCTTTCGGTGATTTGCAAAAGCGTTCACCGATCCGAACTTGTGAAGGATCCGATCCTTGACAAGCTTTCTTCTTTGATCAAGATTCATTTTCGTCGTTGTTTAGTTCTTGAATACGTTTTGAAGCGGCGTCGTTGACGCTTTTCCTTGTTTCCGAAGCAACGAAATGAAGTATTTCGTCCGCTTCCATGACTTGAATTCGTTTAATTGCTTCCGGCGCGTTGAATGATTGTGATCCGTCAAAAAGCGTTCCTTCGTCATGAATTTCAAATCCGCCGGTCGAAGGTTGATCTTCTTCTTGCTTTGTTGGCGGTTCCGGTTCGATTTCCGGCTTCTTTTCTTCTTCGGAAGGTTCTTCAACCTTTTCTTCTTTTGAATCGCTTAAAAGGCCGTTTTTGATCGCTTCGGTCTTTTCTTTGATCAAATCAATGAAGTCTTCTTCGGTTTTTAGATCCGGAAAAGCATTCCAAACCTTGACGCAATCTTCGCGGCTTGTTGCCGTTTCAAGCATTTTTTCGGCTTCCTGGAATTGTTGTTCGGTCGTGATTTCCTGGATCACCGGATCCGATTGATCAATTTGTTTGCCGTGATCAACAACAATCGCTTCGGTGTCAATCGTTTCGTTTCCGATTTCTTCTTTCGTGTACGGTATGCCGCCGAGTTCGTCAGAAAAGCAAAGACGGAATCCTTGCGACATGACGACCTTTTTGATCATTGTGATCGGCTTTTCGCGCCAAAAACGCGTTAAATCGCCGTTTCTTGTCCTTTGACAATATTCCGAAAAATAGACTTCATGTTCAAAAGGGAACTTGAAATCGTTTCGGTGAATAGTGATCACGGCTTTCAAATCGCTTTCGTTCGGTTTTTGAAAGTTGACGGATCCTTCCGTCGTTACCTTCCAACCGGCAAGATTGCCGGATCGTTCGGCGCGTTTGATATAGGTTTCATAACCGACAACAATTGAAAAGTTGTTTCCGTACTTCGAAGCGTAGATTTCACGCTTGAAAGGATTCAATCCGAAAGCGGTTGAAATCTGAATGAATTGATCGGTTTCGGCGTCGGTCAAATGTCCGACAAGGTTCGCGGCGCGCAAATATTGCTTCAACGTCGCGTGATCGACCGTGTTGACGGCCGTTGTTGAAATTTCTTGTTTCATGATTTTCGATTTTGTTTTGAAATGTTTGACAAATTTAAGCTTTATTTTGGAAATGTGATCGCGATTGTTGTTGTTGATCGCTTCGTCGGTTGATTCAATTCAATGACTTCACCGGTTTCCGGTTGAACAATTGTTTCGGTTCCTTTGACCGTTTTCAAACGGCTTTCAAGATCCTTCAATACTTTTTTGCTTTCTTCAATTTCACGGTTCGTTTCGTTCCATAGTTCCGTGTTTGAATAGTTGTATTTGACGCCGGCTTCTTTGACCTGGATTTTGACACCACGAACGGAAGCGCCTTCTTTTTCATATTTCGAAGCTTCGTCAATGCAAGCTTCAAGAATTTGCTTTTTCGCGTCGTCAAGCGCCTTTTTCAAGAATTCGATCTTGACAACCAGGTTCAAAGGTTCTTCAATTCCGGCTTTGACACCGGCGGCAATTTGTGTTGAAAGCTTTGTGATTTCGGCTTTCGAAAGTGATCCTTGAATCACTTCAATCGGATTTTCATTTTTCATCTTGTTTGATTTTGATTTTGATTAAAACTAATTTGATTAAGGTTTCGCGAAGAAGCGTTTGCGGTTGTTTCAGATCTTCACGAAGGATCTTTTGAATGTCTTTCAAAAGAAACGATTTCATTGTTGCAACGGTCGGAATTTGATCAAGGTGTTGCGTCAACCTCATCTTCAAGAACTGAAATTCTTGAATGATCATGTCACGTTCAAGATCCTTGATCGTCAAATCAAGATTCGCTTTTCGAACTTCTTGATCAAGCTTTTGACCGGTGACGTTGCAAAATTTCATATCTTTGTTGATGTTCATTTTTCCTTTTCGATTTTGGGTTTGAACAAAAGAAGGCCGGTTGATTCGTTCGCCGGCCTTCGCTATTGTCAAACCTTTTGAATTTTCGTCTTATAGCGATAATGAAAAGATTGAACATTCCAACCGCCGGCGGCGTGTGCATTTGTTGAAATCACGTTTGTCATTTCGCCTTTGCTAAAAAGCGAAGCGTTGATTTCGAATCCTTTTGCGCCTGGTTGAATTTGAATGTCTTGAATGTCGTCCGTTCCGATCGGAATATATTTGACAAGGTTTGAAGTCAATTTTGCGATTTGCGCTTCCAGGTGATCGCTTTCAAGCTTGTCAAGCGTAGCCGTCAAACCAAAGCGGAAACAATTCGCAAGATCCGTGACGAATCTTTGTGCGGCTTCCTGGTTGCGTCTTTCGGCAATCGAAAAGAAACGATCTTGATTCCAATCACAACCGAACACGTCGGCGGCTTCCTTTCTTAAAAGCGGATAAATGTCATTTGCATTGAAGACAAGCTTGTCGCTTCCGGAATACAAGGAATTTTTGAAAGTCGGTATTTTAAGGCGATCGGCGCGTTCCTTGCAGTTGTCAAAGGATCTTGTCAAAGCCGTTCTTGTGTCTTTAAAACGATCACGAACGATCGCTTCGCATTTCTGAAAGACCGGAACCAGGATCAACGACAATTGATTTGCGTGATTTGCCGTGTCGATCTTCAATTGATTGTCTTCATGAACCTTGACAACACGTTCAACGGCGATCTTGAAATCTTGCAAAGTTGCCTTTTCATGATTGTCAAGGTGTGAAGGTTTCGAAGGATCAACAATGTCGATCACTTCTTGAAGAAGTTCTTTTGAATACTTTTTCGAAAGCGTCTTCGCTTCCGGTGTGATTGAACGGCCTTCACTTCGGCCGGTCTTGTTTTGGCGCGAATACAAGCGCGTCAAATACCAAAATTCGGATTGAATTTCTTTGAAAAGATCAAGTGAAACCGATTCTTTCGTTTTCACAAGTTGTTGAAGATCAATGTCTTCGGTGATTTTTACGTTCATTTTTTTCGATTTTGAATGATTATTGTCTTGCAATAATAGTCAAAAGAATCGAAATATCGTCACAAAAGTTGAAATATCTTTTCAACAATTGTCACTTGAAAACGTAGATCACCGCTTTTTTGACTTCTTTCCTTCGCAGTTCCAAAGCAAACGCGCAAAGTCGTTCGGCGTTGCGCCTTTCTTCTTTGACTTGATTCCGGCCGACCTGGTGCAATAGTTGTCACCGGCCTTTGTTCCAGGTTTCACACGATAGCCGGTTGCGCCAAAATGAACACAAGATCCTTTTCCGCTTGTCGGACAAGCTTTGTATTTCTTGCCTTTTGCGGTCGGCTTCTTGATCTTGAAGCTTTTACCTTTTACCTTGACGGTTCTTCCTATTTTGACACGACTTGTCGCCACGTTTACACGGTTTTTTTGATTCATACTTGTCAAAGATCTTCGCGACCTTTGGTTTGTTCTTTTTTAGATATGTTCTTTGTTTGTTGCTTTTGTAGGGCATAGGTTCAAATTTTAGTCTTCAAGATCGAAGTGTTTCAATAAATAGAAAAGCGTAACATGACTAACAAGGCAAAGCGGCAAAATGAACCATTCCGAAAGGCCAACAAGACACCAGGCGAAGACGAACACAACAATTGAAATCCATTGATTCAAACAAAGTGAACAACCGCCAAGCGGTTTGTAAAGGAATGAAAGCGTTTTGCTTTTGTCGTAGAAGTGACGATTCAAGAATCGGATCCAAAAGGCGAAAATATTTCCTTCACGGAAAGCGAAATCCAGGAAGAAAGACAACAAAGCCGCAATGATTCCAAAAAGCAACGCGTTGATTGCGCCTTCGTAGGTTTCAAAGCTTCCGATCAAAAAGGCCGCAAGGAATCCGCCAAGCGCGCCCAAAATTACAAATCCGGCGTTCTTCATGATCAACAAGGTGAAACGATTCCGGAAACCTTGAATGAACAAGCGCCGGTCGTTGTTGTGATATAATTGAAACCAGGAATCGCGCGACAATCTACATTTTGCGGAACTTCGATCTTGATACAAGCTTCACCGATTTCGTCGAAGGCATATTCAAGAACTAATTGATCACCGGCGACAAAAGTCTTTGCGATTTTCATGACTTGACCACGTTGACAAACGTGAAAGATATAGTCGCCGTCACAATGAGCTTGAACGCCGAATTCAATGAGTTCTTTCGAAGCAAAACAACCAAGATCGGCTTCGCAGTTGCAACAATTACATTTTGACATTTCTTTGATTTTTAGATAGTTAATATTGAAGAATCACACGTTGCCGCGATTGAAATTGAAAGATCAAAGTCAACCAAAAGAAACGAAAGATTCTTGTTGAATTTCTTGACCGCGTTGTTTTCTTCTTTCAAGACGGCGATTGAATCAATCAAGCTTTGACGCAAGATTGTTCGACCGGTCTTGATTCCGCTTTCCGGCGCGATCTTATACCGAAGAAGCGTTTGACGAATTTGACCTTCGATCAAATACGGATCGACTTCATGATCAAACACGGCAACCAGGCGAAGCGGCGATCTTTGTTCAACAAAGTTTTCACAAGAAGAAATTCGATTGTCTTCGTTTAATTCTTCGTAGAAAATGAAATCGTCGCGCCAACGGATATAGAAGAAGCAACCTTCAAAGTCACTTATTCCGGAAAACATTCTTTCGTTTCCGTTGACTTCAATCGGTATCGTGACGCGTCCGTCTTCGTCTTTCCTTGCGTCAAGAATGTAATGATCAAAGCCGTTGACTTTGTTCATGACCGCTTCGGCAATTTGTTTGATCGGTTTGTTCATAGGTTCAAAAATTCAGTTTCAACAATGTCCGAAATGATGTCGTCGAAATATTCTTCGATTTGTTTCACTTCGTCGGTTGAAGGTTCAAAGATCTTTTTCTTTCTTCGGTCTTCGTTGCCTTTTGCCTTTGCGAAGTCCTGGTTGTTGACGATCGCAAGAACGACTTCGTCACCGTCACGAACGGTTTTAAAGCTTCGGATCAAGTCGCCTTTGAATTGTAGATCCACGAAACCGGTTTGACGTCCGCCTTCGCTTCGCTTCTTGATCCAAGATTTCGACTTGTATTTTCCGATTCTTGCGTTTGCCGTGTCTTTTCCGTCATTGAAGATTCTTCGCTTCATTAGTCCTTCAAGGCGCTTTCCGGTCAAAAGAAGCGCTTCCGGTTCACGGCTTTTGATGTTTGAAACGACTTTTGACAAGCCGTCGGCGAATTGTTTTTCATTTATAGCCACGACGTCAACGTTTTAATTGTTTAATGAAATAGCCGGCCGCAATAAGCAAAAGGCCAAGAATGAACAAAGCGCCGATCCAAGCAAAGCCGTTTGAATCAATCAACCTTTTCGGTCTTTCTTCAATGTTGTTCGTCACGATTTCTTTTGTGACGATCACCGTGTCCGGCGGACATTCGGCTTGAATGAATATCGAATCACCTGGAAGGTTGACGTATTTGATTTTGATTTGTGTTTCAACGTCGTGAAAAAAGACGGTGTCATGACTTTCGTGAATGACGTGAATTGTGTCAAACCTGGTTGTTTCCGTGACGATCGTTGTGTCACGAATCACCGTTTCGGTTTTGATTATAGGCGGAAACCTTCGATCACAAGCTTTTTGTGTCACACAAGACACCAGGATCAAAGCAATGAACCAAAAAAAGACGATATTTTGAACCGTCTTGATCATTCGCCTTTTTGCTTTTTGTCGTCCTTATCGACGAAGTTCTTGTGAATGTCTATTTTCTTGTATAGGAATGAAGCAAGATCCTTCTTGATGAAACCTAAAAGCGACAAGTTTTTGACCAAAGACAAAAGATTGACAATGACCAACGGAACAAAAACGGCTTCGTTCAACCAAAAAAGCGCGTTCGCGCCTTTTGTCAATTGCATTGAAAAATAAAGAAGCGCACAATGAGAAAGCAAAGTCCAAAATATTCGAAGGAACTTCCTTGTTTGAAAGTCATTTCGTTTCCAGGCCAACGCAACACCGGACAAATGATCCGCAAAAATAAGAATGACAAGCGCGTAAAAGGACGCCGCCGGCGCGTGAAGCCAATCTTCAACCAGGCCGGAAACGCTTCCGAAGCTGAATCCGCCGATCCAAATCAAGAAAGGCGCTTTCAAGTTTGCCGAAAAGATTGATCCGACGATTTCTTGAATTTCAAGGAATTCTTGTGTTGATGTCAATTTGTCGATCAATGTTTTCATCTTCGTCTTGTTTTCGGTCGGACAAAGGTTGTCCTTTGTGTTTTGTTTGTTTTTTTTGATGTATTCTTCACGGCCGGTTTCGGCTTTGAAGTCTTTCCGCAGTTGCAACCCATTTTTCAAAATTTTAAGGAATTCCTTCCGTGTAATGATTGCCGGAACACACGACGCAAATTTCGTCAATGTTGTTCAACAACCGTGAAATTGATGTTTGAAGAAGCGACAATTGCTTCTTGTATTCTCTTTCGAAATTGTCAAGAAGAAATTCTTCCGTTCCGTCGTCAATGATCGTGACCGGATTCAAGCGATCCGAAGCGATCCATTCTTTGACGATTTCAATTCCGGTCTTGTAAAGAATCGCGAATCCTAATTGATTCGAAAGAAGACAAATCAAAGCTTCGTTGTCGCATTCCGCCAAAGCTTGAACGGACAAGCCAAACGTTGAAGAAGCGGTTTCGCCGGATTTGAAGCCGGTTGAATGAAGGAATTCGCTTCTTTTAGTGTAGCAATTGCAACCGTTTTTGACATAGGCGTCAAACGGCGTGATTGTGTCGTCTTGTATATAGACAACGACTTCTTTCGTTTCAGAAAGCAAATCAACGTTGATTCTTGCGAATCCGTCGTTGTCGGTTTCAACCTCGAACAAATGATTTGTTGATCCGTCTTGAACGTAGATATTGACTTTCTTTTTTGTTTCAACGATTTGAACTTCAATCCATTGAATTCGAACTTTCAAAAGGTTTGAACTTCTTGTTTTGACCTTCAATCCGCGTCTTAAAGGCGAAGTCGAAAGTGAAGTCGTTTTGAATTCGCCGACTTGCAATTCGTCAACAACGGTGTTCGTTCGATAATATGGAAGAAGCGAAGCGCGAACGTCGTTGACGATCGCCTTGATTGCAAAGTCTTTTTTCTTTGCGATCAAATCAAGTCCGCTTTGATAGCGCGAATCCGCGATTTGTGCGGCCGTTTTCAAGTTTATTCCTTCCAGGTCTTCGATATAAAGACCGGAAGACGATTGATCACCTTGACAACGAATTCCGACAATATGATTCAAACAATTCATTTGTTTTCGTTTTTGTAGTTGATTTCTTCGATTGCCGCAAAATGACCGACGGCGATCTTTCTTGATCCTTCTTCCGACATACAAAAAGAAGCGTCGTGAAGATTCGTCATGAATCCGTTTTCAGTAAGGACGGCCGGACAAATAGTGTTTCGCAAGACATAGAAATTGTTTTCCTTGACGCCGCGATCTTTCAATCCGGTTGCGTCAACAATTTGTCTTTGAAATACTTCGCCGAATTCGTGACCTTTTTTTGAACCTGGAAAGACATGACATGAAACGCCGTTCGCCTGGTTCCAATCGCCGCGAAAAGCGTTGTGATGTATTGACAAGAAAACAAATTCAAGTTCCGGATCCTTGTTGTCACGGACGATTTGATTTGCTTTTTGTGTCCTGGAAGACAAAGAACAATCTTTCCAATCGTCGCAAATCAAGCGAAATCGAATGTTGTGTTCTTCAAGAAGTAGCGTCAAGTAATTGACAACAACGCGATTTCGAACGCCTTCAATCAAGCGTTGACCTTCGAACTTCGATCCTTCCGGAAAGATCGGCGAACGCTTTCCAGGCGTCACCGGTTCGCAAGTATTCGGATCAAGTGATCCGTGTCCGTTGTCAATCAACCATTCAATCACGATTTCTTCTTTCTTGTCGTTGTTTTCTTTTTTGTCGTCTTTGGTGTTTCCGGCGCCTTTTCCGGCGTTTTTTCTTCTTTTAGGTCTTGACCTATATAACAAAGAAGATAATCGCCTTTAACGGCGTTATTCACGTCAAAACGAACGTCCGGAAACGCTTCGTTCGTCATATCAATTGCAAGTTTGAATCGTGAATTCATTCGTTGCCTTCCGTGATCCATTAGAAAACAAAAGACGATTCCTTCACCTTTCTTGATCAAATCCGTCCATTCGGACAAGACGATCTTTTCGTTTGTCAACGAAGTCAATTTGTGAAGACCGCTTTCGGTTCTTTCCTGGTTGACTTCGTCAAGGATTCCGCCTTGCATGATCAAAGCGTCAAGTTGATTGTTCAAGTCCGTTGAAACCAGGATTTGAAGATCGTACATTGAACCGATCACGAAATCAATGTTTTCGATCGCGGCTTTTAGCGCTTTGCTTTGGTTGTTTAGAAGTTCATTTTTCTTGATCATGATCCTATCGTTTGAAGTTGATTCCGGATCCGCCGCCTTTTGGTTTCAAGTCGATTTTCGGCGCTTGAACGGTGATCGTTCCGTTTGAATTTCTTTGTCGAACAACACGATTGTTCGCGTTCGCGATTCGCGGCGTTTGAACGGCTTTCTTTTTAGGAAGAACACGTTTGTTCAAAACAAGCTTGTTCTTTGCCTTGATCGCTTCTTCGCGCTTCTTGTCAATTGGATCTTTGCCTTTGGCCGGATCCGTCGGCTTTCCGAATTCTTTTGCCGGATCAAGTTTTTCAACGAACGCAATTTCTTTTGAAAGCGCGTTGTCAATAGCCGTCGTCTTTTGACTTTCAAGCTTTTCTTTTGATAAAATTTTCTTTTCCATTTTTACGGTTTTAAATAAAGAAGCCGGCCGGAATTGACCGTCCGGCTTCTTTTCATTAACAAAAACAAATTTTCGTCGTCCTTTTTAAAGGATTCCGTCAAGATCCACTTTCGCCGGTACATTCATAAGAACGTCGTTCCAGGTGATTGTTCCGTCGAAATAAGTGTTTCCGGTGTCGTTGTCTTCGATCACTTCGTCAATTTCAATTTGAAAGTCGTTGATCGTTCCGTAAACATAGCCGTCGCAAGTGTAAAACGCGAAAAGGTAGTTTTGCGGTTCTGAAAGAACTGAATTCCAAAAAGTATAGTGAAGCGTTCCGGCACCGCCGGCAGTCACGCCGTCCGTGTTGTAATCCTGGAACGTGATTGACTTTTCCGCACCGACAACCGCTTCCGGTTCACAAGAAGCAATTCGCTTCTTTGTGAAACTTCCTTTCGGTTTTTGTGCAAGGACAAGTCCACTTCCGACAACGTCGCCGTTTGAAATCGCGGTCGTCCATTCAGACGGATCCGTGATGTCGGTGAAAGTGTAGTCGCATTTAATGAAGGCGAATTTCTTGATTCCGCCTTGTCGTGTAATTACGCCGCAACCGCCTGAATAAGTAGCCGGCAATGTTGGCGCACAAGTTGAAGGACAAATAGCCATAATTTCAAATTTTTTTAAAGGTTAAACATTAAGCCGGACAAGCTTCAATCGTTGAACAATCGCCAAAATTGAAAGTATAGTTCACGCCGTTCAAATCGTCACTTTGACCGAATCCGTCGGCCGGCAAGTAAACGACTTCAAAATGAACACCGAATTGAATAGACCATTTGTCTTTACAATCGTCATAGTGAATTTTGATGTCATACGTCAAACCGGTGAAAGGATCCGTCAAGGTTCCATGTTCAAACACGTCGTTTCTTTTGGCGTAGTCGCCGACATAGGCGTTCCACGTTACAAGTTGAACCGCACCAGGTGCAAACATGATCATTTCATTTGCGCCGACTTGTGCGTCAACAAAACGGTCATAGTAGTATTGATAATCAGTCCAACGCGCAAGATCCGCGCCTAATTCATTACAACAAGCGATTTGATTCATTTTTGCGTACAAATCAAAGTTTCCGCCGGCAACGATAATCGGCGCACCGCTTGCGGCCGCTTTGTCGTATTCGTGACGCATTTTCGCCGTAGCGATTCCGCGTTGCGCGTTTGTTGTATCTTCAAAAAGCTTGATGTCTTTCTTTGCCGTTCCGTCCGCGAATTTTCCAAAGTTCAACGCTTGTTGTGCAAGCAAGTATTTGTTCAATTCAACGTTCACGGAATTCATTTGTGACATAAGGACATTTGAAACCCAAACGTCGTCACCTTCACAAAGCTTTCGCATTTCGCTTTCGTAGAAGTCAAGACCGGCCGATTTCGCAAGGTTTTTCACCTCAACGATTTGTTCTTTTGGTGTGACTTCGGTTCCGCCGTCGCATGAAAGCGAAGGCATATTTTCGAAAGATCCATTTGTCACCGATCCGCCGGTTCCCCTTTGGATATAGTCAATCTGAACCATTCGATTCTTTCCGTTTGTTTCAACCGGAATTTGTTCGATTCCGGCCGTGTTCGCGTCTGAAAGTAACGCTTCCAGGTAGCCGACACGATCACGCTTCATTGAAGGCGCGTTTTCGCCGGCGGTTCGGTTCAATGTCGTTTGTAGTTTTTGACACAAACCTTTTGTGAATGCAGTTGCAGCCATTTTTTTGAATTTTAAATATTAAACATTGAAGGAACTTTTCCTTCGTTTTCAATTTGCGTGAAGCGCCGCCGCGCCGGTTTGTGTTTTGATCAAACGATCGGCGCCACCGCGCCCAATATTTTAAAGACCGAACGTCTTGATTTCTTTCAAGCTTTCGGCGTTTTGTTTTGCCTTCTTCAATCCAGGAAGATAATAGTTCGAAGATTTTTCTTCGTTCTTGCCTTCGTTGAATGTAGGTTCTTTTTTGACAATCTTGTCGGCGCCTGGTTCGGCGTTCGATTGACGAACGACATTCATTTCGTTCAATTGATTGTCAACGATTTCTTCAAAAGTCAAAGTCTTTGTTCCGTCCTTTGATAGCGGCTTCAAGCCGTCTTTCGTCTTGATTTCAATCTTGTCGTCTTCATTTATTACGATTTCATATTGATCAAGCGTTGCATTTAAGGCCGGAAGAATCACGTCAGATCCAACGATCAACGATTTCTTTGACAAAGCGTCACGAATAGCAAGATCGCGTCTAAACTTCGAAATTTCTTGCTTGCTTTTGTTTCGTTCCGCCGGAAGGATTTCTTCTTCGTATTGCTTGACGGCCTTGTTCAATTCAAGGATCTTCGCTTGCAATTCTTCGGAAGTCGATCCGCTTTCTTTCTGAATCTTTGTGTAAGCGGTTTCAAGGATTTCTTCGAACTTCTTGTCACGAACTTCGTCCGGTGAAAGGTTGAATTGCTTCTTGATCTTGTGTTCGATCTTTGACAATTCCGTTCCGCGAATTTCGTCCTTGATTCCTTTGATCAATTCCGGATCATTTGCCGAAAGTGATTTTTGATTCGTGATATATTGTTTTGAAAGTTCTTCAACGTTTAGATCTTCGGCCGGTTCAACCGCCGTGATCGCTTCGATCGTTGCAAGATCAACGCCGATCGCTTTCAAGAATTCTTTTGTCTTTTCCATTTTGTCCGATTTTCAGTTTTTACAATTGTGATTTCCTTTTTTGTGCCGCCTTCAAAACGGTTTTTCTTGATTCACCGTCGATCAAAACGTCAACGGCTTTCTTTGAATCGGCTTTTTCGATTGCCGCAATCATTTCGTTTGCGGATCTTTTGCCGTCTTCATTTGTGTCAACAACCGGAATCGCTTCCTTTTTTGCTTGTGTCTTTGGTTGCGCTTGTGTTGCCTTGTTGTTGACGACGTCGTATTGCTTGCGACCGCCGGCCGCTTTTAAGGTGTTCCAGGCCGCCGCCGTGACTTCGACGATTCGACCGGTTTTGATGTCTTTTAAAACGATTCTTTCCATTGTTCGAGTTTTGTATTCATTACAAAAATATAATTTTTTTTGCAAATATTTGACTAAATTTCCAACGAATACTTTTTCAAGTCAATGTCAAAGGACGGAAGCGGACGGCCGTCAACAAGCGGAACAATCAAGTCCGGAATCAAATCGCCGGTGTCCTTATCGGTCAAAATTGCAAATTCAATCAATTCATTGTTTGCTTCGATCAACATTTGTTGAATTTCGGCGTCTGAATAGACAAGCGAATAGTTCAAAGGCGAATCCGCGTTCGGATTTGCGACCATATATTGACCGATCAAAAGTTCAAGTCTTTTTGTCATTTGATAAACGGTTTTAGTGCTTCGGTCTTCATGATCACTTCTTTTGAAAAGTAATCGTTCATTTGATCGAATAGTTCCGGAAACGCGTCTTGAAAGACCGGATTTCCGACAAAGTAATTTTCGGCGGCGTGTGCGTACCATTCAAACGGTTGCATGACGCCGTTTCTATAAGTGAAATATCTTCGACCGTGTCCGAATCCGTATCTTCCGGCGGTTGCCGCTTCAACGGTGTCCGTAAAGGCCGCGACCATTTCGGAAATTTCTTTTTGTGTGTAGCCGCGATCTTTGAATTTTTCAAAGTATTTGTCGCGAACTTTGGTGAAGTTTGACATTTCCCTTCGAAAGACGTCGTCCGTTCGGATCCTTTCGTTGATCAATTCTTTCGACTTGTTCCAGGCCTTCAAGTGATTCGGCGCGCTTTTGTCGTATGTAAAAAAGCCGCGTTCAAAGTGTGTTCGGTGTCCGAATTCGTGAACGATCACTTTCTTTCTTCCGGAAACGTTGTCGGTTCCGTATCGGCGACCTTTTAACGCAACACGAACGGTCTTGTCGCCTGGTTGATACCAGGATTTTGCTTTTGTGATTCGGTTCTTTCCATTGTCCGAAAGAATGAATACTTGATCCGGAACGCCTTCACCGCGAAGGTTTGTCGGAACAAGCTTCGATTCGCCGTAAGTCAAACGAAGTTCACGTTCGGCGCGCGTTGCGCCGTCAAGACTTGCGTCAACCGTTGGCGTCGGTTCTTTCTTTTCGACTTCTTCTTGCTTTCCTTCAAGACGTTCTTTTTCGCGCTTCGTCATTTTGAAAGGAATTGCCGAATGACGGCAATTGTAGCCACCACGAAAGACCGCGAAATTTTGCGCCGTTGTTCCTGGAATCATTCCTTGACCGGTTGTGTAGGCGTTCGTAATCAATTGCGGCAATTCTTCCAATGTCAAAACGCGCTTTTCAACCCAATGACGACATTGACTTCTTGAATCTTCAACAAGTGAACCGACGTATTCAAAAGCGTCAAGATTGTATTGATCCGCAATCTTTGCGTTGACTTGTCCTTCGTATTGATTCAAAGAATCACGCGTGACTTGACCGACATATTTTTGAAGGCCGCCAAGACGTGACGCGTCGCCTTCAATCATTACACGAAGCGCTTTTTCAATGTCCGTTGAATTTGCGCCGGCGACAATGTTCTTGAACAATTCTTGACGAACCGGTTCGACGAATTCAGTTGCGACGCCGGATCCGGTCAATCCTTGAAGCGTATCGTCAACAATTTGACGTTTGAACGGATCAACCAGGTTTCGAAGTTCGTCCGGTGATATTTGATTCAATGAAGAATGAAGATCCGCTTGAAAGTCCGTGACCGTGTCAAAGTTTTGAAGATAGTCGCGGACGTCGCCAGGATAAGACGAATTTTGAAGTTCGTCAATCATGATTTGATCAAGTTGATTGACAAGATCAACGTTTGAATCGTCGAAGGTGAACTTGCCGCCTTCCTTGTTCATTTGATTCAATTGTTCTTTGACACGACGAAAAAGCTTTCTTTCAATCCTTGTCATTCCTTCAAGAAGGCCGTTTTCCGCCTTTGTGATGAAATCTTCTTGTCGATTGATCAATCGGATCAAGTCTTCGTTCAACATACCTTTAAAACGCTTTAAATCGGTTCAACGTTTGGCGTTCCTGGTTCAACCATTCGCGCCGCCGTTTCAAGATCAATTCCATAAATAGAACGAAGGATTGCTTCGCCGGCTTCTTCCGTCATTGATCCTTCGGCAACCGCTTTGTTGATTTCAATGATTCCATTGACACCGCCGACGGATCCGCGAATCTTGCTTTGCGCTTCAAGCTTTCTTTCTTCTTCGATCGAAATCGTTGGTGAATTGTCATAGAACTTGACAAGTTCTTGATCCATTCGTTCGAAGATCGTTGTCAAAGGTTCTTCCAGGAATTCAGTTCCTTCAATTGAAATGATTTCGTTTAATGTCTTGTAAGCGAACAAGCTTTTGACAATGTCTTGCTTCTTGATCGTACCGTTTGCAAGAAGAACGGCTTTGTTTGCCGTGTTGACATGATAAATCGGATCGAATGCAACCAGGATTTCAACCATTCGCGCAATTGCCTTGTTTCCGGAAAAGCGCTTCTTTGCAAGATCCTTCGCCGCTTCGACTTGAAAAGCAACCGGCGCGTTCTTGTCAGACAATTGATTGATTTCAAGAATCAAGTCTTCTTCCGTTCTTGTTCTGAAAGAAATCGGCTTGACAATCACCGGTTCAATCGGATCATTCAATTCACGGTATTTTTCCATATACAACAACGTCTTGAAAATGATTTCGTCAAAGACATTGTTTGAAATCTTCGTCAACATTGAATCGCTTTCTTCGCGATCAATTTCTTTTGCTTTGCCGCTTTGCGCTTCGTCAACAAAGATCAAGTGAAGCGCTTCTTCGGCTTTGCGAAGCAAGTTTTCCCAAGCTTCGCCGGAATACTTAATAATATCAACCGGCGGCGAAATGAATTTGACAAGCGGCGAATTATCCACTTGACCGCCTTCGAAAACGCCGGAAGACTTTGATCGAATAAAAACACCGTAAGGCGAACGCGACATGATCTTTCCGGTTCCTTTGCATTTCTTGCAAGTGATATGTTCTTCGGTTTCTTTGTCGAAGATCACGCCGTTTCGACAACCTTTTGCGTCACAATCTTCGGCGACTTCTTCGCGATATGGAAAAGCCGACATTGTCATCACACCCGTCCAATCGCTATATTGACGAATACATTCGTTTCCAAAAGGCAAGAACGGCGAAAAGTAGCTTTCGAAATAATCTTCAACCGTTGGATTTCCGCCAAGAACGACCGCCGGAACGTTTCCAATGTTGTGATAATAGATTTCAATCAATTCGTATTTGTTCGACGCGGCGTTGCCGGTTTGAACGTGTTTGAAATAACCTTCACGCGTTAAAGTTGAAAAGACCTTTCCTTCTTTGACCTTTTTTCCGCCTTTGGTGACAATTGACTTTTCTTTGTCTTGAAGCCAACAAACGGCGTCGTTTGATATGTATTTGATGTGATTTGAAGGAACGATCAAAGCGTCAACGTCGATTTTGATTGCCGGATCAATCAAACCTTCGCCGGTCGGTATTGTGACAAGAAGCGCGTTCGGATCTTCGATCATTCTTCGAAGGACATATTTTTGAATAAATCCGATAAAATGTTCGTTCTTGAAACGCTTGAAAGAAAGGTATTCGTCAAGATCCGTTGACACCTTCACCGAATAATTCGCCGACTGAAACAAGCGGAAAAGCTTGTCAATCGCTTTGTTCATTGAACCTTTTGTGATCGGTTCGTAAACTTCAAGGCGGTATTTGTAAACGTGTTCGTCTTCGTTCGGTCGCCTGGTGTTCAAAAGCTTTTCCGGCAATTTTCCGCGTGTGTGAACGAACATTTCATTTCGAACACGATTCCAATCTTTCAGATTTTCCGGTTCCGAAAGCTTGTCAATTTTTTTGTGAAAGGATTCAATATCAAACATTTATCTTCATTTTTAGGTCGTTAATTACATGAATAGTCCGGAAAGCAGTCACAACGCTTGAAATTCGTTTCAAGGAACCATTGTGAACCGGTTTCGTTGTTCTTTTCGACGCCGCCTTCGATTTGATAAAGTAGATCGTCGAAATAAATTTCTTTTGCCGCGAAAATGTTTGTCAAAAGCTTCGTCACGGCTTGCGGCAAGCCAATTGTTCGAAGCAACCAAATTTCACAAGTCGTCGCCGACGTTGCCGAAAGTCGCTTTGTCACGACTTCTTTTTCGACTTCAATTTGTTGCAATTCGAAAGATCCTTTGACACGGTATTGATTGACGAAGGTGAAAGCGTCACCAACCGACCAAACCGGACGGCCGTAGTAGTAGCCGAAACAATCCGTCATTCCGGCCGGATAAACGCCTTCAATCAAGACGGTTTTGTTGTTGCAAGAATTCAGCTTGAAAGGTTCCGAACAAAAGATTTCCGTTCCGAACTGAAATTTGAAATAAAAGCAATGATCTTCGTCAACGTTTCCGAAACCTTGCGAAATAATGCTTGCAACGTTGAATTGAATTTGTTGAATGTTCGTGAAGGTTTCGTTGCCTTTGTAGTCGCTTTGACCATAAAGGCCGACAAAAGCTTTCACGACTTCGGATCCGTCCGTTGAAATTTGTGAATCGTCGCAACAACGGTGAATCGTATAGAAGGCCGCCGAAGTTCCCCAACCGGCAACGCCTGGAATTTCCGGATTGTTTCCGTTGGTTGCGTCATATTGTTGAAATTGGAAATACAATGAATCACGATAGTTCACCGTGTTCCAATAAGGACGATCGTTCGCGCAAAGGTTGCAATTCCAAGAATCGTCGCAATCACACAAGATCAAGCCGTTGTTGACGACAAGGTTTGTGCAATCGGCGCAATCCTGGATCACAAGATCGGTGCAAATTGTATATCCTTCGCCTTGACAATCGTCGATCTTTGCGTCAACGGTGCAATAGATTGTATTAAAGTATTGATAATTGATTCCGTTCATTGCTTCATTTTTTAGGTTCTTGCGCTTCTTGTTCGTGTTCGTTTTGATTGCCGTCCGGAAGCGCGTTGTTTGTAGGCAAGGCAATTGAACAAATTTCGTAGGTTCCGACGCCAAGTTGTGAAATGTCAATCTTGAAGAATGCTTCGTTGTTGACAAAGACAACGTCAACGTCATAAAGCGTCACCGATTGCAGTTGCGAAAGGTTTGCTTGTCCTTGATAGCTTTCTTCTTCTTGAATATGATTGACGCTTGTCGGAACCGGATCAAGTGTCGCGATCAAGTTCAATGTTCCGGCCGCCGGAATTTGATCCGTCTTGACAAGTATGTAGTCAATTTCTTTTGATCCGGCGCAAATAGGCGCGTTTATGATCACACCGTTTTGATCGTACATTGTAATTCTTGAAAGGCCGCGATTCGGTGACGAATTGCCTTCAAAGTCAAACGGCTTGATCACCGGTCGGAAGACGCTAACAAGGAACAAAGGCGAACCGACCAAAGGCGTCAAATTCAATTTCAATTGATATTCAAAGACGATCGTTTCGTTTGCCCAATTGTAGTCAATATTTTGCGCCTGGATCATTGCTTGCGCTTGACCGCCGACGCTTTGTCTTGTGTAAGGTTGTAATTGATCCGCCGTGAAAACAAGCGAAGGCGCTTGATCTTCTTCGTATCGAACGCGTTGACAAATTGAAGTTTGAATTTCAGATCCAACGTTTGAAACATTGAAACCTTTGTTCGGATTGAACCAACCGCCACCATAAACCGGATTGACGTAGCTTGTATAAGTGTCAAAGACAAACGAAGTGATTTGATTTGCGTTCGGATAGCCGGTGACTTCTTTCATGATATTCAACGTCAAGGTTTCCGCGTATTGACGCCAATCGGCGGCTTGCGGCATTCCTAAATCTTGAAGGCATTGAATAAGACCGCCGCCACGAATCGCGACGTTGTGACAAAAGCGTTCTTTGACCGTTGGCGTGAAGCAGTCCGTCAAATAGACGTTGTTGTAGTCATTGAAGTTTGAAATCCATGAAGGCGGACAACACAAATCCGAAGGCGACGGAAGATCCGTGACGTTGAAGTCCGGCGAAATAAAGGATTCAACAAGCGGCGCGTTTTCTTCGTCCGTGTCGTAAACGATCGCAATGATCTTATATGTTCCTTGTGTGTCAAGGTTTGTTCCAAACGTTGCCGTTGTTTTCCAAACGTTGCCGCCTTGATCCGTCGGTTGTTGTGACGGTGTTTCAAGGTGATTATCCAAAACGCCTGGAACCGTGTTCGTTTGGATCCTTGAACGGCTTGAATCGTAGTTTTCAAGAAAGGTTGTCGTGTTTCCGGTTCCGGTGACTTCCATGACTTGAAAGACAACGTCGTCAACGTCACGGCCGGCCGGAACGGTGATCGAAAATTCAATCGTTGTCTTTTGAACCGTCGAAAAGTCCGTCACAACGTTTCCGCTTCGCTTCAATTCAAAGGTCGGATTCGTAAAGATTGACGGCGCGTTGTAAAGACTTTTATTCAAGAACGAAGCCGTTTGCTTGAATGAAATTGATTCGTTGCAAGTGAAGTCAGAAACAACGCCGGTGTTTGGATCCGTGACCGGATTGTTTGGATCAACAACGTAAAGG